CAGAACATAATTTCCAGAGCGACAGCGGCGGCCATTGAAGATGGCCTGAGCGAGATCAATATGGCCAAGCTAATCAGGTCAGAGGTCAGCACCGGTGGCGGCCAGTTGAGCAGATACCGCAGCAGGATGATTGCCAGAACAGAGACACATGCAGCGAGCAGTGCAGCCGGTGACTTGGCAGCAGTTGCAACCGGCATACCTAACATCATGAAGGAGTGGGTGGCCAGTGGTGGTGAGCGAACCAGAGAAGACCATCGTATTGCAAACGGTCAGATAGTACCGCTTGACCAACCCTTCAAAGTGGGTGGCTCATTGCTAATGTATCCAAGCGACCCATCAGGCTCAGCTGCTCAAGTGATAAATTGCCGATGTGTATCAGTTCAGGTTGTTTCATAGTTTTGATTAATTAAGGTAGAATATATCCCCATGGAAAAAACAACCCAGTTATCAATCAAACTCGACATCAAGAAAATGCCTGATGATGATGGCATCTTTGAAGGTTATGCTTCAGTTTTTGATGTCGTTGACCAAGGGCTTGATGTGGTGGCCAGCGGTGCATTCACTCAGTCACTAGTTGACCGGATGCCCAAACTGCTTTGGCAGCATGACAGTGATCAGATCATTGGCAAATGGGAAGAGGTCAGAGAAGATGAGCGCGGGTTATTTGTTAGGGGTCGATTATTCAAAGACCTGCAACAAGGCCGAGAGGCAATGACCCTCCTGAAAGAAGGCGTGCTTGATAGCATGTCGATTGGCTTCAAAGTTGTTGAAGCAATGGAAGAGGCACGCGGCAGAGTTCGCAGGCTTCTAAAACTAGATTTATTTGAGATCAGTCTTGTGACATTCCCCATGCTCATTGAAGCAATGGTGACATCGGTGAAAAGCTGTGAGACTGAGAGAGATTTTGAGAAGTTCCTGCGAGATGCTGGTGGCTTGTCACGTAAGGAGGCCAAGGCGGTTTGCGCCAAAGGTTTCAACGCCATCAAAGACCTGCGAGATGCAGAGGATGAAGGCGAGACCAGCCCTGACTATTCAGAGCTATTAACCAGTATCAACCATCTATCAGAGAATATGAAAAATGGAAATTAAAGATGTGAGCGAGGCAGTTGTAAAACTGAATCAATCCTTTGAATCATACAAGGAAACGCAAGACGCGCAACTTGAAGAGATCAAAGCAAACGGCACACCAAGTGCTGAACTAGAAGCAAAACTTGAAGCTATTCAAGGCGATCTGGACAAGTACCAGAAAACCGCTGAAGACTTCCAGCTTGCACAGAAACGTCAGGCACGTTTTACAACTGATGAGAAAGGCCAAGAAATTGACCTAGACCTGAAGGCGCAAAACTGGGCAGACAATTCTGCAAAACGGCAGGGCAGAGCGGCAGCTGACTTTACAGCAGAGCGCATGGCTGAGTATTCCAAAGCCTATGAAAATATGCTGCGAAACGGCAAAGACGAATTGAGCCACGATGAGCGCAAAGCGTTGAGTGTTGGTTCTGATCCTGATGGCGGATTCTTTGTATCGCCTGATATGTCTGGTCGAATTGTCACTGAGGTTTTTGAGACTTCACCAATGCGCCAGTATGCAAGTCAGCAAAACATCTCAACAGATTCGCTGAAAGGCATTTTTGATGATGATGAGTCAACTGTATTCTGGGAAGGCGAAACAGAAACACCGGCAACTGGCGATACGCCACAAGTTGGCCAGTGGGCAATTGCTGTGCACGAGATGCGAACCATTCAGAAAGCAACTCAAAAGCTGATCGAGGATGGCGAGGTAAACGTCGAGTCTTGGTTAGCAGAGAAAGTTTCTGCCAAAATGGGCCGAGCTGAAAATGCAGCTTTCGTTTCTGGTTCTGGTGTTGGGCGGCCTCGCGGCTTCCTAGACTATGCAGAAGGGACTGATTTGCGCAACTCAATTGAGCAGTTTGACACTGGCGTTGATGGCGCATTTGCAGCAGCACCCAATGGTGGCGACATCCTGATTGATGCACTCTATGGCTTGAAAGCACCTTACCGTGCAAACGCCACTTGGTTCATGAATCGCGGAACCACCAAGACTGTGCGAAAGCTGAAAGACTCTGATGGCGCTTACCTATGGCAGCCAAGCATTGCAGCCGGACAACCAGCAACGTTGTTGGGTTATGGCACAGCAGCTTTTGAAGATATGCCTGACATCGCAACTGGTTCACTGTCAATCGCTGTTGGCGATATGCGGCAGGCTTATCAGATTGTTGACCGCACCGGTGTTTCAATCTTGCGCGATCCGTTCAGCTACAAGCCATACGTTGGCTTCTACTTCCGCAAGCGCGTTGGTGGTGGCATGATCAATGGCGAAGCACTTAAACTCATCAACTTTAAAGCTTAGGAGCTATTGACATGAGAGATAATCTTTCCACCCAGCAGGTTGTGCACCTTGGCAACCTAACACTCTCAGGAGTAACTCCGGCAGCATCTGCTTGGGTTGACCTGACTGGCTATGAATCAGCAACAATCATGCTGATAGCCAACACCGTTACTGATGCAGGCACTACTGCTGGCTTTGTTGCCAGCGTGCAGGATGGATCAACCACAGCAGCATCTGGGGCAGCAGCGATTGTTGCCGCAGATAGTGTTGACGGTGAAATTGCAATCACTGTGACCAGTGACGGAGCTGACAACACAAACGCCGGTGGCGTTGGTTATGTTGGCAACGAGCGATATGTTCGCATGAATGTTGTCGGAACAACTGGCACTGACGCAGACGTGACTGTTGTCGCTGTTCTTGGCTGCCCAGACGTTGCGCCAACCACCTTCATTGGTGTAAGTGTAGCCGCTACCTAGTAGCAGTTAATAAGTGGTAAACTAAAGGGCGCCTGAAATGGGTGCCCTTTTTTTATGCGAGGCAGAATGATGAAAGCAAAGATTACTAACCCGCTAGGGTTCAGGTGCGCGCCAAAGGGTAGCTCAGTTGAGACCTTTGCCAAGGGCACCATTGTTGAAGGCCAAGTTGCTGAGTGGGCTGTGCGAATGAAGCAGGCCACGAAGGTCACTGACCCGCGCACTGAGACCAAAGTCGTTTCACCCGCTGAGACCAAAGGCAAAAAATAATGGCATTGAGACAACCTTCAGACCTATACCAACGGCGCGGCAGTGTAATTGACACAGTGCCAGCCACTGAGCCGGTAACGGCTGCTGAGCTGCGAACATTCTTGAGAGAGACTGAAACCGGCCTGCCAGATGCTCAGGCAGATGAGTTCATTGAGCAGGCGCGTGAAGAGATTGAGAAGAGTCTGAACATTGCCATGATCACCCAGAGCTGGCGCATGTCATTGGATGCTTGGACGATCGGTCAGTCAGCAGAATTCTGGGATGGAATGAGAACCGGTTCAGTGCTTGCCCTGAACGCCTCATCACCAGCCGCCGCCGTTGTTCTGCCAGTGTTCCCATTGCAGACCATCACCAGTGTGACCACCTATGATGAAGACAGCACGCCAACAGTTGTGACTGTCGCTGATGTCTTTGATCTTGATATATATCGAACACCGGCGCGGCTTGCTTTAAAATCTGGCGCGAGCTGGCCAACGGTCTCAAGGGCCGTGAATGGCATTCAGATCATATATGTGTCTGGGTATGGCGATGCAGCAGCAGATGTGCCAAAGCCGCTTGTGCGAGCAGTCAAGCAGTTGGCTGCCTACTACTACGCGCACAGAGGCGACGGATGCGACATGAGCAACGCAATGCAAAACAGTGGCGCTGCCTCAGCTGTTGCCAGCTTCAAGGTTAAAGCAATTTGAGCTGGCCAGACTATCTGGCTATTGCTCGCGGAAACGCAGATGGCCTTTCAAGTGATGACAAGTTTGGCCAAAACCTTTTGGTTGGCACCGCTTACTCTGTTATATCAATTGGTGGGATATATCGCGTGCCACAAGTTGGGCCGTTTCCACCGCTGACTGATTACGGATATCTGGCCAAGGTGCAAAACCAGACTGGTCAGGTGTCAGTTCTTTTTGACTACATACTTGTGAAGGTGGCCTAATGAAATGCTGTGACATGCACGCCGGGATGCTGAATGAGCCGATCACAATACAAGAGAAGGCACGCACGCCTGATGGCAGCGGCGGATTTTCAGAAAGCTGGGCAACGATATCTGGCTCACCCGACAAAGCATCTCTTAAAGCAGCCAGTGGACAAGAAAAGTATTTGAATCAGCGAGTGCAAGAGGTGCCGGTGCTCAATGCGACCATTAGATACTTTGCAGGGATTGAGGGCGCTGACCGTGCTGTGATCCGCAGCAGAAATTACAACATTGGATTCATCAACAATCTTGAATTCAAAGACCGCTGGATTACCTTGACCCTCACAGGTGGCGTTGCTCAATGATCAAAGTGACCGGAATGGATGCACTGCTCAAGAATCTCAACGGGCTTGCGGTGGACATACCAAGGGCCATTGATGAGGCGGTGGTTGATGTGGCGCTGAACGTCAAGTCAGATGCTGTGAAGTCAATCCAAGAGGTGAGCGCTGGCAATACTGTCACGAGATACTCGCAAAATGGCAAGGCTTACGAACACATGGCAAGCATGGCAGGTGACGCACCCAACACTGACACCAGCAGGCTTACTGGGTCGATTGGCGTGCAGCATAAAAAGGGCAGCAATGAGGCTTACGTTTCAACTGACCTTGAGTACGCTGAGAACCTAGAGTTTGGAACGCTGAACATGGAAGCGCGCCCATTCTTGGGGCCAGCTGAAGAAGAGAACAGAGACCACTTGGTTGGTGCAGTGACTAGATCAGTGCAGCGACAACTGAGGAAGGCAACGGCATGATCATTGGATTACAGACAGCGATTTTCACAGTGCTCGAAGCGGCACTCACTCCACCAGTTTATGACCAAGTGCCGCAACCGGCTGATGGTGGTGATGATGCAGCTTATCCTTATGTTGTGATGGGAGACTACAAGCCAAACCAGAATGACACAGATGATGAGGTTGGCTTTGACGGCACAATGCAGGTGCATGTGTGGAGCAGATACGATGGCAACAAAGAGGTCTCTGATATCCAAGACCTGATATATACAGCACTGCACCGGACTCAGCCAACGGTCACAGGCTATGGTGTGTCTGATGTGCAGCAA